CCGCATTACTCATATATCCATTACTACTTTGAGTTGCAGTAGTATGGGTATGATTACTTGTAGCAAAATAACTACTTTCTTTACCATTTAAAAGTGCAGCATTTAAATTTGTGTTTTCTGTACCATTATTTATGGGAATTTGACCATTTTCGTTTCCAACGGTTAGCCCTCGTAGTCTGCCTGCGTTTACAATTTGGTCATCTTTTAAAGCTCTATTTTGTTCTCTATCACCAGCAGGAAAGTCAGATAAATAACTATCATCTGCTGGAAAATTAATATCATAAGCCATATAAATCACCTCTCATACAAATAAAAAAGAGCAAGATTTTAATACCCTCTTGCTCTCCAATTAATATTCCCTCCGACATCAGAATTATTACTATCTAAAACTCTGATTTTAAAACTTTGTTTTGTTTTATCGGTTATTTCACAACGAACACCATATCCTAAAGCATATGGTGTTACGATTGGAACTATATAAAATTCTTTTTTATAAGTTATTGTAGTTCCACCAATAGGAATTTTTAAACTACCTTGTTCTTCTCTGTCTGGAACATCAATATAAATATCAATTTTATTTACTTCTGGAGTAATTGTATTATCTGCTGTTGATAAAATACATCTAAATTCTACATATCTAAAATCATATTGTGCTTCTGTAAAAACTCTCCAATCAGTCCACATTATGTTATCTTTTGATATTCTAAACTCTAACTTGGCATTTACACTTCCAAAGTGTCTGGACGTAGATAAAAATTTACAAGATATGTTTGCTGTAATTTCTTGTTTTACGTCTATAGTTTTACATAAATAAACTCCTTTGGAATAATATGTTCCATCTTCTTGTTTATCTAATTGCAAAACTTCACTACCACCAATTTCACTAAACATCATATTAGAATAATCACTAAATTTCCCACCTAAAGTTTGCCATGTATAATAACTTCCTCCAAACACTGTATGGTCGTGAGTACCATTTTTATCAACTATTTCATCTATAGTTAAAATAATATTTTTATCCGATAAGCTCTCTATTCTTAATAATTGAGAGTTTTCTTTTACAGAATATCTTCGACTACGATTTATAGCTTTAATCATATATTTAAATGTGCCTTCAAAACTAACTTTATACTCATACTGACTAACTGTAACACCAGAAACAATAGTAGTGCCACTATCCCAAGAATAGCCTTCTCGTATTTCATATCCGACAATATCATTTTCTTCTACTTTTGCCCATTTAAATTCCACATAATCTCCATTTTGATATGCTAAAAAGTCTTTAACATCTGAAGGTTCATATATAGCATATAAATTAGCTCTAGTTTCATTTGAATAAAAACCACTTGTATTTACAGATTTTACAATAACATTTATATTGCCACTGCTAACATCTGGACTAAATGAAACCATAGTATTGATTGTCGTTGCTATTTTTTTAGCAGTATCCCAAGAATTACCATATCTAACTTCATAAAAACTGATATCATACTCTTGCACTGCGTCCCAAGTTATATTAATTACAGTTTTGTCGTTAGTATCTTGTTTAACTACTAAATTTGTAACAGGAGAAGGATTTAAGTCAAAAGTACACTCAAAATGGGCAGGATATAACGAATAGTAGCCTGCCATTGAAACAGCCTTTAACCAAAAATGATATGTCCTTTCTACATTAATAACAACATCATAATAAGTATTTGTAATATGAGAACTAATTAATGTTGAATTGTCCCAAGAATCCCCCATACGAAGTTCATAATGAGAGATATCTAATTCTTCTGGTGCTGTCCAATATAAATGTAATTCAGTTTTTTTAGAAATATTTTGAGTACCATTAAAACTTTCTATATCATATGGTTCAATCATAATATGTGTAAATAAATTATTTTTACGTGATTCAAAATTTGCTACTGTAGTAGCTGTAACAGATAGAGAAATATCAAGTGATTGTGGCATAGTATAAGTTAAAGAATTTGTTATTGAAGTACCTATTTTTTCATCATTAATAAAAACAGAATATAAAACAATATCGTGATAATCTGTAGGAATATCCCATGTTACAATAATTTGACTTCGGTCTTTAGGATTTTGTTTAACTTTAACATTTTCTATAACATTTGGTGTTAACACTAATTGCAAGCCTAATTCCTTAGCATTAACACTATATTTATTATTATAACCTATAGCTTTTATAAAAAATTTATAATATCCTTCTTTTCTAATTTGATAAACAACATTATTAGAGCTAGATTTAGCTATAAATTTACCACTATTCCAATCTTCACCCATTCGTATTTCATAATTTACACCATGAGGCACTCGTTCCCAATTAAATTGTAAATTACTTCTATCTGTGTCCATTTGGATTACTGAAAATTCTGTTATATCTTCTGGTTCAATTTTTATAGTTATTTCTTTAAATACCCCATCGCTTTCAACATTAAAAATAGAATATGTTTTTACACCGATAGTATACGTACCACTAGAATTAGCAATATAACTATATGTTGTTCCATCTGTGGAATGTACCATTTTACCATTAACATAGATATTATATTTAGATAATCTACTATCTTCTACTTCGTTCCAAGATATATTTATTTGACTTAAGTTATTGCTATCTTGTTCTACTGTTAATTCAGATATATCTTCACAAGACATATCTCTTTGAGCTGTTAATGTTAAAGGGGTTTGAGATAAATTACCACCATTATCAACAGCATAAACATAAAAATTATGAGCTTCATTATCTAAAATTTCATAAGTAAAGCTAGTAGTTATAGTTCTTCCTATTGTTTCAAAATTTTCATCTTTGATTTCGTAACATTTCAAATCTTTATCTTCAACAGGTGTCCATACTAATTTAATTTCTGTTGAGTTTGGATTATACCATACTCTACCTTCAGTAACATCACTAGGAGGAGTGTCTTTTCCTGTAACATAATATGGTTCTGAAACATATCCTTCAGAACACCTACCAGATGTATTTTCAACAATAATTTTAAATCTATAATTAACATGAATTTTAGCATTATTAATAATGAAAATATTATCAATAGTAGAGCCAAAGTACTCCCATACTTCACTATCATCTATAGCATAATATATTAATATATTGCGAATATAAGGATAAGTAGGGAGGATAATATCACCTAAAATATCACTAACAATACTGCCATCAGAATTTATAAAATAATTTTGATTTAATACTAATTTTTTTATTTCTGGAACAACACCTGTTAATGAAGTTTCCTTTGTTCCATATTTGTAAACTTGAATTGTTGCACCTAGATAATCATTATAAATATTTTCATTGTAGTTTCGTGCAGATATTTCAAATGTACCATCATTATTTTCTTTTATTTCTGTAATTCTAAAAGGTTCATCTTTAAATACATTATGAAAAGAAAATTCAATGACATCTCCAGGTTCTAAGTGCATTGCTTGTTGTCCAGTTTTAAAAGATATTGTTTTAAAACATATTGAATTATAATCTCTATAAAAACGGGCAAGTCTTAAAGCTTGGTTTTGACTTGTTGTACCTTCTAAATTAACAGATTTTTCTATAATTTTCCCTCTGTTTTTTTGGTCTGCAAAATCCTCTACAATAGCTTCAACGCTATTCCAATTATTTAATGGGTCAATAAAAGCAACAGAATATCTATTTGGTGTATCATCTAAAGCTAACGGAGCAACAGACAAATCTGAAGAATTACTATCATTAAATTTATATACAACATTTTCTGGCTTTTCAATTCTTAAAAATAACTTATCCTGTGAGCATACCAAAAATCCACAGAAGTTGCCTAAAATATCACTTATCCAGTCTAAAGCGGATTGTTTTTGGTCAATAACAATATTTAATTCATATCGTTTACAAGATATAGTTTCTCCACTAGAACCTTTATAAGTAATTATTTCATCACAATAATCCGCTACTTCTTTAAAGCTATCTTCATCAATATTTTCACTTGTTATCCATTTTCCTAATCCAAAACGTTTAGATAAAATAAAATCTCTTAAACACATTGCAGGATTAGTTGAATATTTTGTTTCGCCTGTTCGTGTATCATAAACTTTTCTACCTTTTACAAAACAACTTACAGACGGATTACCATTCAATTCGTTAGATACCATGAAATTCATATCTAACCATGCCATTTTAGGATAACCACCTACATCTACATAATTTGATGGTGGTGTTGAATCATAAAAAGTATAACTTGTTCCACCTGTTACTGTAGATGCTTGTATATTAATAGGAGATTGATAACACGATATCGCACCGCCTAATTTATATTTATTAAAAACAGTCCTTGTTCTATGACCATGACCACTTCCACTAGGATATAATTCAGACCGTACAAACTCATAAAAATATCCATTATCTTCAAACGAATTACGTGGTGGAAATAATCCAGCAAAGGTTACTGTTTCAATAAATTGTTTTTCTTGTGAAATATCCCATAAATCACCAGGATATTTACTTGTTGTTGCTGTTGGAAAGGCTTCCCAACCATCACCTATTTTATTAATATAAGTTATTAATTCTGGAACACTTGTTTGCCAACTCCATAAAGTATCAGCACTAGAAGCATCATCTTTATTTGCTAAGTATAAGTCTTTGGTTGTTCCATTACATGATAAATACAAATGTTTACCATTCTTTTTAACAGTTGCATCAGCATACATTGTATTTTGAATAGTAAATACTGTATTAGACGTCTGCTCACCAGTCGGAATAAGCAAATCATTAGCACTAACACTTTCAATACCTTCAATTCCACCTTCACATAAAACTACGTGCTTATGAAGTGTATTTTGGTCAGCATTTGTTTCATGAAACGTTTGATTTCCAGTTATTTTTCTATATCCATAAACAACAGGAATTGTTGCTGTGCTAGACATAGTTTCTTGTGCCTTATCGAAACGTTGAATATTAGGTGAGTTTGTATTGCTTGTTTTAGGCTTATGAGTTGCACTCCATATTGAGCTACCTAAAGAAGCACCTAGAATTGCTCTAGACATAAAAGATAATCCGCCACCAAAAAAAGAAAAACCACCGCTTAATAGTCCTAGCCCTAAACTAAATAAAAATTTTCCACCACTTTTTCCTCCGCCTTTTCCCAAAATATCACCTCATTTCTATCTATAAACATTTTCAAATGGAATAGCAGGAAATCCACTAAATTTTTTCATGTTATTAAATCTATTTTGACAAGTTTCTTTAGTCTTATCACAGCCACGAATTAAAGTAGCTTCCATTCCGCCTTTAATATCACTTTGTAAAAAAGAATAATTTACAACTATTTTATTGCCTTCATTAGATAATATCAGTCGTGATTCACCTTTAATAAAAATTACTCCATCTTTCCAATAATTTGTTTCGTACGTAGATGGAAGTAAAATATTACTACTAGTTGAACCAGTGGCTAATTCTACGTTTGTTTCTTCTAATGATATACCACATTCAGAATCACCAAATTCACTATTACAACACAGTTGACAAGTTCTATTTGGAACTTCTATATTTGGCAATCTAGTATTTAAAGAAAATGAAAATACACCATCTGAATAACTACAAGAATTAACATATCCCATAAAAGAGATGCTCTTTATGGTATCATCTTCTAAGCTATCTGGATAAGATATTTTAAATATTGTTACGTCTGCACCTCTAAAATCAAAACCATTACTTAAATAAGCTAATTTATCATAATTTCCATCACCTAAACTTATTTCACAACTATCAATAACATTATCCATACTTCTATCAATAGTTTCTCTTTGAAATGGGATTGCCATATAAGTCTGTCCAGCAAATGTGATATCTGTATCAGTAGCAGCTAAATAAATTGTTCCTGTTTTTAAATTTACTATATAAAGTTCTATAAAAAAAGTGGCATCACTATCTTTCATTTCGCTCATTTTTTGCGGTAAAATTATCACATTATATCACTCCTTAACCTCAATTAACGTTATATCCAAAGTAGCACCTATCTTTTTGCCTTTTACATCATAAAACCATTGAGGTTCTAATGTACTTCCAAACCTATATATTTTTTTATTACCATCTCTAAACACATCACAATAAAACGTTTCTAACATTCCTTTGCGGTCATTGTAAAAATCAATAATTTTATTTATATATTCTGTTAATCCAGTCGTTGTAAACGTACAAGTAACTTCTGGTGAAGTCCACGTTTGTTGATATTGTTTTTTTCCATTTTCAAATTGTACAGTTCTAGTATTCCAATCATACTTTTCTGTAGGTTTTTCTCTTACATAAACTTTTAATTCTTCCAAAATAATCACTCCTACATAATCTATTGATTTTTAAGTGTTTTGTTGCATTACTTTATCGTTTAAACCCACTAACAAAACCATTTATCCATAATTTTTTATGATAAACAGTGCTAATACTTTTACCATATCTAACAGGGACTTCCATTCCTAATACTTTTCCATATTCTAAATAAATACCAAAATGATAATCACCAGCTACATCAAACAATATAATATCTCCGAAAGAAAGTTCATTAAGATTTTTAGTTTCTTTAAAATTTTGTTTAAAATACCTGAATAAACGAATTGCACCATCTGTTTTTTGCCAGTCTTTAGTAATAGGCTTTCCATCTTTAAAATCTTGTTTCCACCCATGTTCTTTATAAAATAATCGACATAATCCAATACAATCGCACCCATCAAATGAGTCTTGATTAAAATAATGTGGTATGCCTACATATTTATTAATATCTTCCAAATTCAACACCTCTTTTATGTAAAAAAAGACGTGCAAAGTAAGCACGTCTTATCTAAAACCTCTTTTTTGATTACCATATAACAAACGTTGTAATGCTCTAGGGTCTTTTGCAAGTTCACCAAAAATTTCTTCTTTAGATGCCCTTGTGTTTAAAATAGTAACATTGCCACCACTAGAATTATCTTGTTTAGCAATATTAGTTAAAATAAGATTTTGCTGTCCCAATAATTCTTCCATACGAGCATTGTTATTTTGTTTTTGAGCTTCTTGTTTGATGATATTACTTGCAATATTTGGATTTTTAAATGTTGGAATATAAGGTTCTGGAACAACTGCTCCACCAGAAGCAAATTTATCTAGATTCATCTGCTCTAATATAGCACTATATTTTTGTGTTGCATTTGCGTTCATAATATATTCACCATTAGAAACAGCGATAAACTTACCCTGTTCTTCTAAATAAGCTAAAATACTATCACTAACACCAGTTCCTGCACCTTTAATTTTTCCACCATTCTTAACAGAATTGCCACCTGTTGCAAACTTTTCTAATGAGCCACCAGTAGAAAATAACCCTATTACACTAGGCAATAAACCTATATAACTACCAATGTTATTACCTTTACCACCAGCAGTATTTACCATTGTTTGCGAACCAAAAGATGATACAGCACTTCCAAATTGACTTACATTTCCACCAAACTGCTGAATAGCCATTTCTTGCATATTAGCTGTTGTTGAAAACTGAATAGCATTTGCTGTGTCTTGTGCGGTATTTGCACTATCTTGAATAGTGTTAACATTATCCTGCACAGTTCCCTGTAACATATTCTGTGATGCTAATAACATATTCTGTGAAGCATTATTTAAGTTAGAACCTTGAGCATAGAAATTAGCAATGCCCTCTGTACTATTATTTCTTTGCACTACTTCCGCTGTTGATAATGAAGCGTTATCTACTTTTCCAATAGTATCATTGTTAGAATTAAAATTATCTACATAGCGTCCAGCTTCTTGTTTTTCAGCAGAATTTAATTTAAGTTTACCAAACCCAAACATATTTGAAACTAAATCCCAAACAGAATTTGTGGAATCTTTTATTCCCATCAACCTATCTAAGGCAACTTTGGCTATTTCATTCCATAAATCAGTCCAAATATCTTTAAGCGAACTACTGCCTTTAATCCAGTCATATAACATATTTGAAATAGTTTGTTTATTTTCTTTTGTTAATTTTCCAGACGTTTCTTCAGCTTTTTTCTGTAATTCATTTAATTTCGTTTGAATTGTGGTTATTTCTTTTGTTATTTCCTCTACTTTTGATTTATATTTACTACCACTAGAAACATATTTATCTCTTTCTGCATTTAACTTTGCGAGATATTCACTGTAAAGCTTAATTTGTTTTACAGTATTTTCATGGTCAACTTTGTTAGTTTGCCAAGCTAAACCATCATATGAGCCACCTCTAAACATTGCAAAATTAGATTTCCATAAAGACATTCTTTTATCTAAAATATCTAATTCATATTCTAATTCTTGTTGAGGTGTTTTTAAACCTTGAAATTGTTCTAATATAAGAAGAGAAGATTTCATACTTCTATTAGCTTCATCAGCTTTATCTTTAACATCTTTATATGATGATACTATATTTTCAAGGTCATCATCTCCGATTGTTTTTGAATAATCCTGTGCAACTTGCTGAAGTTGTTTATATGATAAATCTTTCCAATTATCAAAACCAGAATTAGTAAGTTTATCTTTCAATACACCTTTTCCAAAATATTCAGTTATTTTTTGTTCTATATTAGATACAGAATCACTAAATATTTTATATCTGTTTTGATATCGTTTATATTGTTGTTCTTCATTTTTATATTCGTCATTATTTGCTTCAAAATCAAATTCACCATATAAACTTTTTTTATTAGAAATATCATTTTTTCTTTGGTTATATTCTTTGTCTTGTTGCTCTATGATTTCAAAAAACTTTTCAGAACTATTATTTGCTCTATCTACTATCCCATTTATAAATGTACTTAAATTATCAGATAACTTTAATTTACCAATTTTAGAACCTGCATTTTCTAAATTTAATCCCATAGCATATTCAAATGAAGTAAATGTATCTGCTAAATTTGGAATATCCTTCCATGATTTACCACTAGCTCCGTTAATGCCTGTATATCCAAGATTACTATTAACAACAAAAGCTTTACCATCTGTTGTATATAAAATATCACCTGCTATTGGATTTTTTTGAGAATATTTTACATTCATTCCCATTGCATCAGTCATTTTTAACATCATAGAAATATCTTTAACATTTCTTAAATTATACATTTTTTCATCATCAATGCCATAAGCAGAAAAGAGATTTTTTACAAATTGAGCATCATTAAATCCTGTAGAATAAGAACCTTTGTTTGTACCTGTATTAATACCGCCCCAAATGTATTTAAAATCAGATAAACTACCATGAACTACTTTTTCTTGACTTGTTGAGTTTCCATAATAACCACCCTGTCCATCTGCTATTACAACATGGTCTGGTTCATCAAAAACACCATCAGAATCAGTAATTACAATATCTCCAGCATTAAAACCAGATTTTTTATTTAAAAATTTATCTGTGTCTTTTACGTTATTGTATAAATCAGGAACGTACATATCCATAGTATCAGCAAAACTACTATTCATTTGTCCTAAAAAAGCTTTAACAAAAGCGGTACAACCATTAGCACCATAATATTTACCATCTTCAACCATTTGGTCTGCCCATTGGGTTGCTTCTGATAAATTAGTTGTACTAGCTAATTCCAATTTATTGCCAAAACTAGAAGTACCATTAATAATATCATCATGTAATTTATTAAAAGCAGTTGCGTTTCTCACAGCTTCATTTGAACGTGAGCCATTTTCACCTTCATTGTATTTAACATATGCTTCAAAATAATCCCCATTAGCAAGGTCTAACATTTTTTTGAAATGTCTTACACCAGCATTGATATTATCGTAAATATCCCAAATATCTTCACCTGCAATCATTTTATCATTAGACACTTGCGTTAATCCTTTATATGGTGTTCCTTCTCCAGTTCTTACATTATAAGAACTTTCTTTTTGTACTAAAGCGTGAATCCAATTTTCATCAACACCATATCTAATAGAAGCATCTGCAATAGCTTTATCAATATTGCTATTTCCTGAACTAATCAAAGCTCCTGATTGTATTAAACCACTTGACATTGTAGATTTTAAATTATTAATACGACTTTTTTCATCAGCAACTATACCGACTCTTTCTAAAACTTTTTGATAGTCAGCTTGCTGTTTAGCTAATTTTTCCGCTTCTTTTTCTGCTTTAGATTTTTTCTTATCTTCATTGCTTTGCGGCGGTTCAGCTATTTTATCTCCTCTATTTGAATCTGCACCACCTGTATCGTATCTGTTTTTATTAATGCTTTCCTCATATTCAGCAATTTGTATATTCTTTTCATTTATAGAACTATCTATATCTGCTAAAATTTTTTCTATTTCATTTTTTTTTGCTTCTAAACCAGATACATCACCCAATTTACCTTGTTCATTAATAACTTCATCATCAGCTTCTTGTGCATAAGCCTCTTGATTAGCAATATAATTTTTGCTCCATTCTTGCTGAGCAGGCGACCAATTTGCACCATATTTATCAAGTCTTTCTTTTTCTCTTTCAGCATTGTCTTTAGCTACTGCACTTCTTCTTTCCCATATTTTTTTACTTACAGACCATTCAACCTTGTCTAAAATACCTAATGCTTCTACTTCTTTTTTATAACCCTCTATTCTTGCTTTTATATTTTCTAACATAGTTTTCGTAGAATGTCTACTGCTTTCTAATTGAGCCTTATCTGCTTCTAACTTTTGTTTAGTAAGTTCAGTAGTTGCACTTTTTAAATCATCAAAAGAATCTATTATATTACCGTTAACTTTAACAATGATTTTTCCATTTTCATCTGTTGAAATGGTATATTTGTTATTTTTATCACCTAAGCCTTCAATAACATCTTTAATGATATCATAAGTATTCGACAAATCTTTTTGTATTTTTATTTGTTCTTCAGAACCTTCTGCCATTTTTTTAGAATCCTCTGTCATTTTTCTATATTGTTCTGATAATTTTTCAGCAGTATCAATAGCTCTCATCTTATTGTTATATTCTTGTTCTCTTTTAGCATTTTCTTCATCTAATGTTTCAATTAGTTCTTTATGAGCATTTTTTTCTTCACCTAATTCGGATATATAGGATAATAATTCAGGTAAAATTAAAGTAATAGCTGTTAATACTAAACCAAATCCACCACCAAATAAAGCTAGGGTTGCAGAAGCAGCCTTAGAAGCAGTAGACATTCTACTTGTAGCAACAGTATTCCTGTCTTTTGCAATCGTATTAGCATTTACTTGTGTTGTATTTTTTAATTCACTTGCTGTTTCAGTAGCTAGGGTTATTCCATTTGTTTGGTTAGCAACTTTATTAGCTTGTTTAGCACTTGTGTTTTCTTTTACACTAGCTGTATTACTTTTTATTCCATCAGTATCTTTATCTGCATTGACACCATAATAACCTTGTAAGAACATATCACTATATCTATTGTTTATTCTGTCAGAAAAACTTCTTGATTGTATGTTATTCGTTTGATATGCTATGTCTAATCCAGCCATACGACCTTTAAATTGAGCTAATTTGTCAACTAAAAAAGGTACACCCTTATAAGCAACGACTCCTGCAACTATTGTTTTTATCCAGTTCGACCATGAAATATCTAACTCTTTAACACCAACAACAAGATTATTAATTTCATCAGTAATATCTTTTAAATCATTTAAAACACCACTTTCGCCGATATCAACAAAAAGCCCTTTAATATTAGTCCCTAATCGTTCCATTTTACGATTTAGTGTATTTAACTGAATATCAATCTGTTTATCCGTAAATCCAATTACTTCATCAGAATTTAATAATCCAGACATACGAACTAACTCATTATAATCTTTTAAAATAGCAGTCATTTTAGATACTTGATATTTACCACCAGATAAAGTAAGTAATAATTTACTTGTTTCTTTCTCTGTAGTTTGCATCATTCTGGAAATATCTAAAATTATATCTTCCATACTTCTTAAAGATTGTGTGCCATCACCATTATCTTTGTATACATTAATCCCAAAATCTTTTAAAGCTTCGATTGATTTATCAGATTGCATACTATTAATAAAAGATTTAATGCTATTACCAATTTCATTACCACTTCTGCCTGTAGTACGAACACCAGTAGCGATTAAAGCATTTAAAAATTCAAAAGATACACCTGCTTGATGAGCAGCAGCACCAGCTAAAGAAACACCTTCAGTTAAATCTTGTGCTGAAGCAGCACCTCTATGTGCAGCTAAAGTCCACGTATCAATAATACGATTAGAATTAACTAATAACTGGTTCGTATCATCTGTTTGTAATTCAAATTGGCTTAATGCAGATTCTAAACCCTTTGTAGCTTGCATTATTGGAAAATTATCAGCTACAGCAATTCTAGCAGCTTGTTGGGTCAAAAGATTAGTATTTGTAACACCATTTTCACCTTGTCCATACATTCTACCAATAGATGCACCAGCAGAAATTACTTCTTCAACAGCCACTCCAAACTTAGAACCAATATCAATAAATGTGTTCATTTCTTTATTAACTGTTTTTAAACCTTCCATACGTTCCATTTCAGATAAATTTTTATCTAAACTATTCATATGTGCGTGTTCTATTTCTGGTATTACCTGTTCTACTGTTGCAAATCTACTTTCTAAATCTTTCATAGTATTTACAGCATATCCAGGCAACACTAAAGGAACAGAAGCTAAAATGGAAGAAGCAATCCATGTCATGTGTGTTCTTAAACCTAATTTCATTTTTTCACTTAAAGACATTACATTTCCTGTTGCTTCTTGTAATTTACGTAAAGATGAAGCTGTTTTATCAATTTCAGCTCGTGCTTGTATCATAGTGTTACGATATGAAGCATTTGTTCTACCACTTTGTTCCCAAGCATAAGTAGCATTATCTAATATAGTTCTAAGCTTAGTCATTTTTTCACTATAAGATGTAACATAACTTAAATCTAATAATGATTTTGAAGTTACACCGCTTAAATAATTTTTTCGAGCTTCATTATTAAAAGACGCTCTATCTTGCAGAATAGGCAATTCAGAAACCATTCCACCACTAGAAACAACATTGTTTTTTGCATTTTGTAATCTTTTTTCTACACTCGCATACTCTTTTTCACTTAACTGAATACCTAACTCTTTTTTCTTATTTACACTATCAAGAATATTATTATATTTATTAATAGAATCTGTTATTTTAGCATAAGCCTGTCTACTTCTATTTGAATTTTCTTGTATTCTCTTTTCTTCATCAGTAAAATAATTATCAAGATTTTTTTTATTTTTTTCAGCTTGTTTCTCTTTTGAAGTTTCTTGTTTACTCCATTCTTGATAAGCTTGTTTACTTCTATTTGAATTTTCTCTAATTCTTTTTTCCTCGTTAATATAATAATCATTAAGTGCTTGTTTATTTTTTTCGGTTTGAGCTACTTGTGCTTTTTGCCTATTTTCTTCTGCTTTAGCTAATAACATTTGATTATTTAATTCTTGTTTAGCTCTAGCTTCAGACAACTTTTGTTGTTCTTTTATTTGATTATTAAGATTACCTTTATTTACTTTAGTTTGAAAATCTTCTAATTCTTTTTCTAAGGCTCTAAGTTTATTAAGAGTGATATCAAATCCAGCACCATTTAATGTTAATGTTGTAGAATTATGTTTTTCTAAAATTTCAATAGCTTTACGAATTTCACTTAGATTTTGTTTTATACTTTTAAAGTTTTCAGTTCCAACAATTTTTAAGTTAACTAATAATTCTTCTCTATTATTAGTTTTTAATTCTTGTTTTAATTTTCTTAATTCTTGTTGAGCTTCATCTATTTTAGTTCTAACTTCTATATCATATATAATTTTCTCATTATCCTGTTCCATTTAATCACTCCCTATTAACCAAACTGTGAAAGTAAATAATCTAATGCTTCTTTGCCTTCTAATGTATCAGATGTATTATTTTCGTCTAATTCTTTTCTAATTTCCTCTGAATAATCATTCATACCCTCTAATATATCTTCAAATTCAGGAATAGTTAAATCTTTTATGTCTTTAATAGTTAAAGAAGTATTACTAATAATGCTTGCAAATAATTTATTCCAGCTTCCATTACCATCTGATTTTACATCACTTTTTTTTTAAACTGAGATAATCCTAAAAAAATTGTAATAATTTCTTCTATCAATTTAAAATCTAACCATTCAAGAATTTGTTCTTTAGTTTCTTTATAGTTTAAAGCTAATTCAATAACTTCATATATTCCATTCATAAAGCTATCATTTTGATACATATACATAACTTGTCCATTTTCATTTTGTTTAGGCTCACCATTATCCTCATACCAAATATCTAGCATTTGAACTTGCAAATACATTGGATTATATTTAGAAGTAAACTCTGTTAACTTGTTTAAATCTTTTAGTTTACAACTATAAATTTCGTGATATTTTCCATCTCTATCAACAACTTTTTCAGTTAAGCCAAAAAAACTATTTTTTTCTTCCACTAATAATCACCTTCTTTAAAATACTAATTTATGTAAATTAGGAGGATTTCCTCCTAATATTATCCTGCTGCATAAGTACCAGTAATAGAAGCTGTACTTTCATCATCTAAATGTGCAGTACCTGTAATAGTTCCACCAGTAATAGTAAGTTCAATACTTGTAATTTTTGCACCTTTATCGCCTTTAGCACCAGCTACTCCTTGCTCACCTTTATCGCCTTTAGCTCCAGTTGCACCAGCTACTCCTTGCTCACCCTTATCACCTTTAGCTCCAGTTGCACCAGTATCACCTTTATCGCCTTTTACAACTCCGACTTTAGACCATGTGGCATTAGCAGCATTCCCATCTTTTGTACATTTATATACTTCATATGTTGTAGAATTTAGATACAGGTCGCCTAAAAGAGAATCTAACCCTGAACTTTCAAATTTCTTATTACTAGCTTCTCCGCTTAATGCTGTACCTACTGTCCAAATAGAACCACGTTTGCCAGTATCTCCCTTAGCACCAGTTGCACCAGTTGCACCAGTTGCACCAGTATCGCCTTTTTCGCCTTTAGCACCATCAGCAGGTTTATTAATCCATGTAGTTGTTCCATCTCCATTAGTAGATAAAATTTGACCACTAGAACCATTACCACCACTAGGAACATTAATCTTTGTTTCTAATTCTTTATGTGCATTTTCTACACCAACTTCAAGATTGTTCATTTTTGTGTCAGTAATAGTATCGCCACTATTCCAAGTTGTTTTATTATATTTACTCATATTAAATCACCTCTTATTTAACTTTAGATACCCCTATTTTTGCTTCTCCTATTTTATTTGAAGAAATAGGGGAAATTACTCCCCCTGTGTAGGAATATCTGTTAATGTAATTTTCATTAAACCTTCTTTTGTTTCATCTCTCATTGTTTTAAATTTAATTTCTGGTGTACTTGCACTATCACGTGCTGTTTCGATTGTTAAATTACCATCAGCGATTGCTTTATAAACTTCAATACATAAACGTTTCTTTTCACCTTTTAATGTATCTGGTTCAAACACAATATACATTTTTACAGGTTCAGCTAAATCATTATTTAAAGCAAGTACCTGTACACCTGTTGCATCATAACTATAAACAACAATATATTCGCCTTCTTTAGTAGATGCACCAAAAGTAACAGCACCATCTGTACTAACAGCAATACCAGATTCATCAGCACTAGAACCTTCTTTTACATCAATAGTAGAACCATCTTCAAAAGAAGCTTGTTTTGCTTTTACATTTGTTAAATGCTCACCTAAATTTTTAGTTGTCTTAGTAATTTTAGCAATATTTGTACCTTGAACTGCTTCTTCAGTAATAATACTATCCATTAAAATACCTAATTGGCTCATTTTAAAAACAGCATTTGTAAAAGAAAATTCAGTTGTACATTTTGTTGCATAAACATAAATTGGGTCTTTTCCATCTCCACCATAAAGTTCAGAACTTTCGGTATTAATTGTCATTGTCATTTTTTGACCTTTATCGGAATAAAAACTTCGACCAGTATTTAATCCGACAGCATAGAATTTGCCAATGCCTTTTAATACGACATCTTTGTTTTTATTAACAGCATTTGCCATTCACATCATTCCTTTCAAAATAAAAAATAGACACTAAAATAAGTGCCTATTAAAAATCATTAACTCCATGTCATAGGTAAATATTCAATTACATATTTATAAACATTTTTTATATCACAAAAATCTTCGCCCTCAGCAACAATTCTTAATTTAAATTTTTCTCTCATTATGTTTTTGATTGCTTTAACCAAAGGCTTAGCCTGTAATCTATTAAATGTATAGGTTTCTATTTTTAGTACAGCATAATTAAGCAAGTAATTATTACTTTCACTTGCATCTGAAAAATAAATACTTACAAGAGGAGGATTTTTTGTTTCAAATAATTCCATATTTAACCTTTGAAGATTTATTTTTTTAGATAAAAGTTCTTTATCTTCTTTATCCTGTACTTTTAATGCTAATAAAAAAGATGAGTCATTTTTTAACTCATCTACTATTAATGATTGCATATCAAAAGTGTCTTGTATCATTTATTTTTCACCTCGATATTAAGCTGTGATTTTATTATATTTTTTAAACTATGCTTAAATATTTCTTTTATAGCACTATTTTTTGTTACATTCTTTTTTACTACAAAATAAGGTTTTATAGGTTTATAAATCCTTTCCATGCTTTTACCAGCCCATCTTCCACCAGAAATATAAGTATTATTATCTAAGTCTTGATAACTACCCACTACACGTCCTGTAACAAAATGTCCTTTTCTAACTACATTCCATCTTTTTACATTATTTTTATATTTATGTAAATATGGATTATCTGTTTCACGAGCCATTAAAGAACCTTTCCCATATTCTATTAACCATGCTTTTTGTCCTGTGGCTTCAATTCTTCCTATTGTAGTATTCTTATCATTGCTATTAATAATACTAAAATTTATATTAGCTTCTCCATCTACGCTTTGCAAACTATCCCATGTGCGAGAAATTTCCTTGCATAATCTATTTCCATATGTTGCAAGTGCTTGTTCTACTTTTTCTTTATTCATTAGTAGACCTCGTGTCTTCACTTAGCTGTATGTACAGCATATTTTCATATCGTCCAACATCTATATTATCAACTTGGTAATTTGCACCATTAAATTTAACACGATACAGCTCTTCGATATCAATATTATCTTGAACCATAATTATTTTAGTTGTATCTTTTAAAAGCCCTGCATCATAAAATTTCATATTTGCAGAAACATCTTTAAAATAAATAGGAATATCTTCTAAAATAATTTCTTCAGTGCTTCCAACATATTCTACATCATCATATTGTTTATCAAGTTTACAAATGGTAGCTTTTGCATTAATTCTTATGCCTTGGCACTCTACACATTCTTTAGTTGCCTGTTTTGCTATAATAAAGTAGCTATTATTATCTTTTGATGTCTTTCTGGTTATTAAATCGCCACAAATTAAATTTGAATTGGAAAATGCTAGTATTTTCTTTTCATCATTAATTACTCTACTATCTGTACTTTTACCACGTCTTGTTATGAGAACTTTTTCTTCTGTCTTGCCTACGATATCAATGTTTTCCAATCTATCACCATAAAAATTAAGTACACACGTCATTGCAATGTAATTGTATCTACTAATCTTTTAATTTCATTAGTAAATATCCCTTCATTTTTTAACATAATCTTAACATCATAATCATCTCTGCTAGTCCATTCTAAAGTTCCACCCATTTGAGCAAGATTTTGTGCTAAAAGTCCTACTGCTCTTTTTAATTGTTCTGGATATTCATTTTCGTTATATCCAGCAGTATAAGTTACCTTTAATGTTTTTAATTTTCTTATTGGAGAAACAAAATCTTGAGGTAAATAAAAAGAAAAATATTTTGAAGTATCTTCATCAAAACATAATGAGTCTACACTATAATCAATCCTTGTAAATTTACTAAATACTGTAGGAACAATAGTATAAACTTCTTTTACTTCTTTTCTAGGTAAATGTTTTAATTTTCCTCTATATGGTTCTAAAAAATCAACAAACCTAGAACGTTTATTAAAATTTACTAGCTCTGTATATTCTTTTAATTCAAAACTTGTACCTTTGTAAGCATCTATTAAAAAACAAGCGGTTTCTACATGACCTATATTGGTTTCTTTTACTATTGGACAATAAATAGGGATTTCTTCTTCCGTTATATACAATTTATCGCCTCCTTGAATTGGTGAAACAAGGGAATAAACCCTTATTTCACTACCTTACTTCGCCCTACTTTAGCTTTTCCAATTTTGGACTCTGCTGTAGGGACACTTACTCCCCCACTGTAACATCTTTTGTTAAGATAAAGTGAGATGGAGTATCTACACCATGTAAAATATAAGTGTCAAAGTTAATTAAGTTTTTGTCTTGCATTAAAGCAGGATTGTTAAGTGGCTGGTTAGGATCTTGTGTTACAAACATTTTAGGTGCATCCCAGAATAACCATACTCTATCAATCATTTTTGTATTTAATGCAACAATTTTATGTGTTTGTGTAGAACCAGATTTATCAACTTTAATAAATGGTGTTAAATGAATAGGAATTGTACCAATCTGTGTTCTAATAGCAGGAACTTCAACACCTGGAACAATGCTTACGTTAACAAACATTTGATATAAATTATGTTCATTTTTTGCTTCTTCTTTGCAAAGTAAATCATAAGTTACAGGGTTCATACATAATACATTTGGTCTACCAAGATAAATAGTCTGAGATTGTGCTTCGGCAATTTTAGACTGAATATTTTCAGCAATAGTTCCTGTAGTAATTGCTGTTTTTGTTTTAATTTGATTTAAAATACCCATATATGTCCATTTAGTTGTATCGTTTAAAGTAGGACTATCACCATTCCAAAACTCATCAGCAATAGTACGTTGATAATCAACAAACATATCTCTTGTATCTTTAGCAATTAAATCCTCATTGAAAGAGCCATAATTTTTTTGCATTTGTGTTTCGAAGAATGGATATTCAATACCTGTAATATGGCAACGAGGTAATGCTGTTTGCCAATTATCACGTTGATATTCTGCACTAATCGTATCTAATTTATAACGGGCATTTTTATATTCATCACTGCCAATACCTTTTTGAGGATCAACAGCTTTTGTGTTTCGTGGAATTGATTTTTGTTCGTTCCATGCGTGAGGATAACCAGTAGAACGGACAGAATTACACATAACACCAATAGGGAACTCTCTATTTAAATAATCTTTTAAATCATGGTCATAATCTTGAATAACCAATGTGTGATTTTTATTAATTGTTACATTCGGTGTACCACTTACAGATTTAATTTCTTTACCGATGCTACCCATAAATTTATATACACCTGTATATAATTGTTTCATACTCATTAAACATCAACTTCTTTCTTTATAAAATTGCAATAAAAAAAGACACATTAAGTGCCTTTTTATCAGAATATTCAATTATTTTAACCTAAAGTAATAGGGCGATATATCTCATCAAATTTAACACCATTTTTTTCAGCAGCAAACTGAATACGAGCTTTCGCTTTTAATTTTTCAGAAAGGCTCATGTCAGAAGCATCGATTTTTTCTAAAGATTTAATATAATCATTATCTGTTCCTAAATCAGTATTACCTGTATAAGATTTTGGTTTTGGAATATCTTTACTAGCTTCTAATTCTTTTTTTAAACCATCTAATTCAGCCTTGATAATATTTTTAATTTCTTCCATAGTATTTTCTTCTTGTTTATTTGCTTCTATAGGTTTACTTGTGGTATCGTTATCAATTACAGGTTCTTTTACGGATTTAGATTGTTTCATATCTTCAATACTTGCTTTGATATCCTCAATGCCTAAACCTGTAATTTTTTCATCAACAATTTTTTTCACTTCTTCTGTTACTCCTGCTGAAACAGAAGCTACAATACTTTGAATTTCTTCTTTTGTCATTTCCGCATCACCTTTACTTTCTTTTGACTTTTCTAAACTTGCTACTAATTTTTCTATATAAGTTTCTTCACCAAATGCTGCACAATTACGCCATAATAAAGCACAGCCAAAAGCTTCCCATTCATCAACAACAATGTGTTCTTCTTCATCTTCGTGTAATTGTGTAGGATAAATTTCAATACTAAAACCTAAAGAACGCTGAGCATTTATAATTGTAGATGCTAATTGAGGAAAAGCTTCTTTCCATACAACGATTTTTGCCATTAATTTTTTACCATCTTGCCAAGCATCTTCTATAAACCCAAAATATTTTCCCCAATACTGATTACCATGTCCAGTAAAAGTATCAGGAACATATCCCCAATTCTCAAACAAACAATTCATAGGTTGTCCTTTAAATGTTTGAATACATTTATCGGCATTTTTGCTAGATAAAATAACTCTTTTACCATCTGCTCCACCAGGAGAGCCCTCACTAGCTTCATCAATAGTAGCTATGCACCCAATAATATACATTTTATTGGTATTAGATTGTACTTCTATATCACTTGCTTCCAAGCTAAAACTCTTATTTTTATCTTTATCCAATTTTAACCACCTCCCTCACTAACTTTTTTATTTTTAGTATCAGAAGTATCTTTTATATTACCTACTCCATTAAAACCAGCTAAACCTAAATCTCTATTAATAACAGCTTTTCTTTCATCACCAGCTAAATTAGCATAATCACTTATAAGAGGGCTAAAACCAACACCTGTTCTCCATTCATTAATTGTAATAGTACCTGTAGTAAAGGCATTATTAAATCTTGTCCATTTTTGAGTTTTTAAGCTTTCACTATCCTCATAAACATATTTAAATTCAAGGATATCGCCAAAACCTAAAGCATTTATTATATGGGTATTATAAGCATCTTCTAAAAGATTAGCGTATGGTTTGACAAGTTCATCAATTATACGTGTTTCAAAATCTTCCGTTGTAGAGCGGTCAGCTGATACATTTATCATTTTTTCCACAGGATAAGGAAATGCTGAACATACCATAGTAATCAAAAGATTAAACCAACTTTGATATAAAGCATCTTCAGTAAAACTTCTAATCTGTTTTGTGTCTAATCCTTTTGTACCACCAACAATAGGTATTCTTCCAGTTCCTTCAATTTCATTCATAAAATATTCTCTAAATTTATCAACCTCATCACTTGTAGCTGTTTCACCAAGATTAATTAACATTCCAGACGTTTTAGTACTAACATCTTCATTAGTTTTATCAACACCTTCAATGTAATATCTAATATAATCATATGCTTTTAAAACAGGTGATAATCCAAAAGGTTTGTGAGTAAAGTTATTTTTAGACAAAAAACATAATTCACGTCTAGTAAAATATGTATTTCCATTGTCATTAATTTGCATATATTTATAACCATCTATATCGGTATAATCCATTGGGACTACATGTTGAACTGTTGCACCATCAATCGGATACAAAAAAAGAGGGTGATTAGGATTTTTTGATTTACAAACTTCAAAAGCACCAGCATCCAAAGTTAAAATATCATCAAGAATCATAGCCTCAAATTTGCGTCTTGTTTGGTCTATGTTCGGATTATCTATGATATTTTTTATTAATTTTATTTGCTTTGTATATTTTCGTCCACGAACTTTTGGTCTAATCTCATATTCCATTTTTGCAATTCTATCTTTAACTGCTTCAATTGGTTGAGATACAATAGGATTTTTCGCAAATTCTCTTAACTGTCGATAACTGGGATTTCTAGGTATTGTACTTTTATAATGTGTATTAAAATTACTATAACCAAATCTATCAGTTGGAATTGACTTAGACTCTGGAATGTTTTTGGAACTAATAGCCGATGCCAAAATTCTTTTTAATTTCTCTAACAACCTTATCACTCCTCCTTTCACTCATAGTGCTAACGTTTGTGTTTAATGAACTAAAGCATAATGTATTATTTCTACTTTGTAATAATGGTCTCAATGCCATTTCTAAACAATCGACACCATCATCTCTATCTTTTGGATAGTTCTTCATTTGCCTCCATAACATAACGTGAGATTTATTAAATTTTAAATAACCATTTTTTATTTTAGGTATCATGGAATTTATTCTACGTTCTTTTTTATCATTTGCTCCATGAAAAATTTCAATCCAGTTAACATACATTCCTAAATCAATAAAATGTTGCTGAACTGTAGTAGAAAATAATGCTTGGAATTGGTTTGTTTCAACGACAAAACCTTCTAAAAGGTTATAATATTTACCAATTATTTTTTCCATATCTAAAATAATATCTTCTACTCTACGAACTTTAATAGAAGCTTCTAAAACATAAATATAATTATCTTCGCCCTCACCAAGAATAACTATTGCAGAAGTATCAGCCTTTCTATTCTTTCCACAGCTAGGATCTACTGCACCATAAACTCTTTTTATGTTTGGTGGATATTCATAAGTATTTTCTTCTAACCATTCCTCTTTGAATATTCGACTTTTTTCAGTTTGAGGATCGTTTTGAAACTCACTATTAAAAGCTTCTTCATCTTGTAAACGAGTTTCCATTAAATGTAAATACATATTTTCCCTTTGTGATTCCCATAAAACTTTCGTTCCTTTTAACATTTCTTTTTTATGTTTTAAATAAAATTTTTTAGCTGTGTTATATGGGTCAGGGTCAGACAAGTTTGTCATTTTTTCTTCCCATTTTAGCCATAAAGTTGATTCCGAAAATTTAATAACCGCTCTATATATTTTCCTTTGCCACATACTATAAGTAGGTAAGGTTAACAATTTATACAAAAGAGAATCATATGACAAAACAGTACCAATAAAAAAGAAATCACAATTTGGTGAACCCATTTTCATAACAGCACTACTAAACCATTTATCTAATGTTGCTCTTTGCGTTTCTGTTGCAACACTTTCTTCACTTTCTAGGTCATCAATAATTACTAAGTCTGGACGAGATTTAAAATTTAAACCACGCATTTGCTGTCCAGCACCTTTGCCAACACAATATACTCCTGTACTTGTTAAGATTTCCGAATTATTCCATTTAGATGAACCTTGTAATTTTCCAAACACTTTAATGATAAGTTCATTAAACTCTAATTCCTCTCGAATACGAGTTAAGAATAATCTAGCCATATCAGCCGAACATGATATAACAATAATAGTTTGTTTATAACCATAACAAATACACCATAACGGGAAAGCAAAACTAACAAACGTACTTTTTGCGTGTCCTCGTGGTGCAGCTCTAACATTCTTAGTTTCTTCATCTTTATGGTTAAAGATAATATCTTCCAAAGCTTTAACTAAATCATAATGAAATGTTGACCATGTTGATGAGAACTGCTCACCTAAAAAGGTTCTACAAAATTTTTCAAAATCGTATCTACATTCTTCTTTTATTTTTAAATATTTATTATCTTCATTATCACTATTTTGATTTACATTTTTTTGATATTCCTTATCTACCTCCAACTTATTAACAATTTCATCTAATAAATTCATGGTTTATCATCTTCTATAAAATTACGAACAACAGAAATTGTTTTATAAAAATCCATTCCAGAAACTAACCATTCCGTTTCCTCAATTCTATAATTTTTAAAATATTCAAATAATTTCTTTTCTAAAAAAGTAGCATTTCTACATACTTCTGAATATAATTTACAAATTTTTAATCCTGTTGCATTTTCTATTTGTTTAAGACGTCTAGTAACATTGTTTGTAATACCAAGTTTAGTCCTACCGAGTTCATCATATAAAACATAAATGCTTTTTTTATCATTCATAAATCCACCTCAACGATATAATTCTTTATATTTTTTCATTTCAGCCTGATGTTCTCTTTTTGTTGCTTTCTCTGAAAAATATTTTTTACCATTTATTTTAGGTCTATTTGCTCTTAATTTTTTCTTTAATTTATCTCGTTTGTTTTCGTAACTCATAAACTCACTCCTAATTTTTGACTCATTTTTCCTTCATTTTTTGGACAATTTTTCTTGATAGGGACTACATCATTATCCTTTGGTATTCTTTTCATTAACTCTTTGATTTCAAAATCATTTACTACTCTTGTTTTAAAATCATTCCATACGTCCAATCCAAACCTTTCTATAACCAATTCTTCAAACCTACCTATAAATCTTGAAATTGCGGAATATTTATATATTAAAGATTGTTGTTGAATGATGGTTTTTATTAAAGATTCTCGTCTTGTTAATAATCTTTCACTTGATGAAACAACAGCAGTATATTTTTTTGTATCAAGATTTCCCTCTTTGGATTCTCTTTCTAAATCCTCAAATAAGGCTTGATTTAAGGCTAAACTTTGTTTTATAACACCTAAACTATCTATTAATTCTTGATATCCATTAACAGTTCTTTGTCGTTCGCCAGACATATCGCCTGTTAATCCTTTTCTTACACAGTAAGTATAAAGAGCGGTATAAGATACATTTACATCAAATTTCTCTTTAATAAGATTAATTATTTTTTTAAAACTATTACCTTCATATCGCCATTTTTTAATATCCTCGTGCATATTATATTCATCAAATCTATTTCTTCTTCCAACAGGAGTGTTATTTTTAACTACTAAAGCATCCTCACTCACGTTTATCACTCCTAAATTAATCTTTCACTGTAAAATTTTCCCATTTCTTATAAACATCAACATAAGTTTCATTTTTATCGCCATTATAAGTAATTTCATAATACATTCCATCTGAAACACTTGTACTAACTAATGCTTTCCAATTCTGTAATGTCTTACTAAACCAAACTACATAAACATCATCTAGTATAATTTGTTTATTATCAGTTTTATCTATATGAGAATTAAAATAATTCATTACTATTTTTCTTGCTTTTTCTTGTCTTTCATTTGCCATTTATTTCACCTTCTTTAAACCCATTGTCTGCCAAAAATAAAATATCATCTAAAAAATTATACATATGAGCTTTCATTCCTAATTTAGTAAAATATGGCATAGTTTCAAATGTTTCTGGTTTAATTCTAAGACCAGCATTAATATATCTATTTACATCAGATTCAACAATTTCTTTGCCATTATCTAATTTAAAATATTGCTTTTCAAACACATCTTTAGGACACCAAGAAACGTAGTTATCTGGGTAATAAATTCTATACCCATCATCACCTTCTTTATGACCTTTAAAATCTTTCCATGCCTTACATGGTTCAGCTTTAATTTTCTTTACGCTAATAAATGTTTCCATTCTAACATCTCCCTTATTTTTTATTAACCGACTTTTACAACTTTAAGCATTGCACCATTCAGACCTTCGCCTTACATCTCAATAACTTCTAGTTTATTCAACAAGTAGGAAGAATAAGTCTGAGCCATAAGGAGCTACCTTATAACTTCTTATCCCTATGTTTGCCCTACGTGAGATTGATTACTCACAAATTTCGCCTATCATTCAGAAATTATTAATAAAAGTTTTCTTGGTTATAATTTCTTGAGAACAGTTTTTTTAGGCATCTGGACTGTTCAAACCAGCTTTGGCTACTTTTACTAAGTAATGTGTTATAGTAAGATTTTTCTTACGTTCAATGCCAATAGCTTACTTGACATTCAGTTAGCTCGATTTAACTGTCAGATTAAATGGCATAGCTGATTATTCTCCACTGGAGCGTCTATTATCGCTACCACACAACTTATGTTTTAACTAGCGTTACGATTTGCACACATTGTTATTCTTTTGGTTTACCCAATCGCTTTGCATTGTTACCTTTGCAAAAAAGCTCAACTTTAGCAATATCTCACCAAAGTCCTACTCAATCTACCAATGTTCCATGAAGTTTGATTAGAACGTTTTCACATGGTTGAATAATACAATGCTTAAAGTTGTAAAAATAAAAACCCTAATGGGTGCAACACCATAGAAGGTGTCGCAAGCAATACAAACTAAAAGAAGGATACAACCTCAGTCATATCCTTCTAAAACCATGTCGCAACTGGTTTTAATGTCTTTAAAATTTTAAATAAATTGCCATACATAACCATATGCTGTTTTTCTTATGTTTTTAGCGGCTAATTTTATCTGTAATTCAAAGTAAGCAGATTATATAACGGACAAAACAATCATAAGCGGGATTTATGTGTTTTTACTTAAATAAGAATCCATTAAGAAATCGCTTAACTAAGACTTCAAATTACCCTTACATTATCTATTCATTTTTAGCGAAAAATATTCCATTTTTTCATAAAAAAATTAAATTTTTAATCAAATTTTAATCTTTAATCAAAGTTTTTTTCACTAAAAAATTCAAGTCTTTCATTGCACACATTTTAGTTGGACAGTCAATAGCTTCCTTTCGTACTCCACCGCAGCACTCAATACAATTCTTAACTATTGCATCAACTAAAAGTGCATTTTGTTTTGGAGCAGATAGTTTTTCAAATTTATCTGCAAAACTTTTTTGTACCTTCATTTTGAATTTTATTCTTCCTTTCATGTAGTTTATGTGTTCTGGGTTCTCGTTACACTTCGCCCCCTACCCCCATAAACTAATACTTTTAATGTATCCTTCATCTACTGCTACGCAGTATGCCTACGGCATAGTTATTATATATATTCTTCATTCTTATTCTTCTTTACCAGTGGAAATATGCTCCCAAAAGAAAAAGGGTAAAAAGAAAAGTATAATAAAATAACACGCTCTGGTTTGCAAGGTTTAAATGCCCTTACATTATCTATTCATAATTGGCAAAAATTATTCCACTTTTTTATAATTTTTTTAAACTTTTTTGTATTTTCTATGTATTTATGTATACAAAATACATTTATAAGGTTATGTACTTTAGGTAAGAAAGAAAATTATTTTAAGGGACGTCCTTTGAGATGCAAAAAAAGCACCCATTTTGTTTTTCACAGAATAGGTACTTTTGTATAAAAATTCATTTGTATAAATTTTTCTTGTATAATTTTTTTGCTGGTTAGTTTGATGATAAAATTAAAATTTTAAATTTTGTTTTGTATTTTTTACATTTTTTAATCTATATAGATATCTATTAAATTATCTATATGTTATCTATTAGATTATCTATTGTTTTTATCACTATTTTTACGTAAATCAGTATCATTTTTGAAGTTTAACTTTGGGTTTTAGTTTTTGTTTGCAGACGTACTTTTTTCTTAAAGTTGCCAAATTTGGTGTGAATTTTGTCGCAAGACTAAAAACCACAGGCACGCTCAAAAAGCAAGCCCGTTAGGAATGAAAATTTACACCCCGCCCCAAAATCCAGCAATGACAAGCTTTTTCGTGCTTTAATCAGTCATAATATCCATTATAACTTATATATATCATTTATTATATTACCATATATTATACATTATATTAATAATATACAATGCTGGCTCATATATCAACGTTATGCAGCTTATTATAATTAATATTTATACAATCATAATTTAAGTTTATGTTATATGTTGCTGCTTTTTTAATATCAAAAATTCTTGATTTAAGTTTAGTTATAAATATTATTTATTTTAAAAATAAATTTCATCTATGTTTAGCACTAAAAATATACAATCATAATTAACATCTATTTTAATCATAAATAATCTTTATATTTGTTTTTATCTATGATGTGCAGCATATAATATACACATTATTTATGCTTCTATTTAAATCTATAATTTAAATCTATTCTATATATTATACTATATTCTGTATATTTATACATAAGTATTTTACATATTATATCTTTTTCTTTATTTCTATTGTATAGCCTATAGCGTCTAGCATATCAAAAACCATTTCATATTTTAACGAATTTTCTTTTAAACTTCTACTAAATGATTGTTTAGTTAAATTTTTATTATATGCTGCATTGTATTTGTCTAAAATATCGCCTTGTGATAATCCTTCTCTATATGCAATCAGCATTATAACTTCTTTTATATCCTTATTGTTAATCATTTTTTATACCTTTTTTATTTCTATTGTATAGCCTATAGCGTCTAAAACATCTACCAGCATATTAAATTTTATATTATTGTTATTTATCATTCTATTAAAACTAGCTTCTTGTATTTCTTTATTATATTTTTTATTATAACATTCTAATATATGGCGTCTTGATATTCCGTTCTGATAGCATATATCAATAAATACTTTTTTTATATCCATTGCTTGATTACCTCCTATATACTTTTTTATATATTTTTTTACAAAAAAGTATTGACATTAACAATAATGTATAGTATAATATATTTGTAAGGTTGATAAGGGAAAAACATCAAGTTTACACTTTATCTGTCAAAAGTATACATTTTTGTCAACATTTTTTATAAAAAGTAAACAAAAATATCGACAAAAACAAATAGTTATGCTATAATAAATACATAAGGTTGAGATATATAAATCAATCAGTTATAATATATTATGACTGATATGTATATCAAAAATGTTTTTAAGTTGATACATACATTTAATAATTTTTAAATGTGTATATGAGTTTAAAAACTCAAAAGGTTTAATCTACCTTTTAATATTTCAAAGTTTGCCGACCGCGAGATATTAATAAAAGATAAAACACATAGCGAGGTGATAAAAATACAACTGAATATTTTGCATTGGCTCGCCTGATATAGTCCACGAGTTGCAAGCAAATTGACTTATCTTTGCTTGAATTCGCCTATACGGGAATTGATAAGGCGGTATAAATAAAAGCCTATCAATTATAGTTCTTGCCTAAGCTAGAAAAAAGGACTCATTTGACTTGTCATGAGTTTATCCAGTTGAAATATCTGAGTCTAGCCGAATATGTTTTAAAGATTAAACCTTTTTATATTATATATTTTATCAAAGTTAGTTTAAAAAGTCAATTTTTGATTGAAAGGATTGATTATATATGAAGTTATATATTGCAAGCGTTAAGCAATCACGAAAAGGCAATATCGAAATAATAAAAGAAAGATTTAACAATAAAGCTGAATTTAAAAAAGCTTTACATGATAATGGGTATATTGTGCAATTCATATCTACAGAAGAAAATCTTGAAAGCGATTGCGAAAAATACTACGCAAAACTTGAAAGACAACGTCAAAAACGAAAAGAAGCAGCAGAAGAAAAAAGAAAACAAGAAAATAAACAACATGATTATAAAGTTATTAATAATCGTGAAGAAATAGCTATTTTTGATAATAAACAAGATGCTATTGAATACGCTCAAAATTTAGCTGATATGAACAGATTAATATATTATGTTCATGATGGAAAAAAAGTGATTGAATGTAAACCACTTGAAAAAGTTTTATATTATACATTCAACTTGCAAAATGGAAAATTTAAAACAGAAGCTGAAGCTTTAGACTATGCAAAACGGAATAAGTCAATAAGTACAAAATGGCTTTATAAGGTAGTAGAACCGTTGGCGAACTCTTTACAAGATAAAGAGTATATTTTAATAAAAACACTTGAATAAACCGCTTTAAATGTTATCATTTAGGGCGGTTTTTTGTTACACATATTTTAAAGGCACTTGAAAAGTATTTCACTTTTGGTTTATTTGTCATTCCTGTATCTGAGTAAGTAACAGTAAAGGCGAACGCTATTTACAGTGAACCATAAGCCACTATAAAAGCTTAGATAGTGCCTTTATTTATGAGTTGATAAGAACATAAAACAATTTGCTTTATGTTGTTATTAGCTTATAAAAAAGCTAAAATATTAATAGAGGTGATAAATATGACCAATGATGAAAAAATGCTGCAAATGTTGGAAGCATTAACAGGCGAAGTCAAGAATATTAATACTAGACTTGACAACATGGAAACTAGACTTGATAATATGGAAGCTAGGTTTGACAAAATTGAAACCAGACTTGACAACATGGATACTAGGTTTGATAAAATTGAAGCTAGGTTTGACAATATGGAAGCTAGACTTGACAATATGCAACATGACATCAAGACAGGTTTTGAAATGCTAGGGAACTTTGTTAATGAAATAGAAAAATCAACTACTGAGACTGAAAAGCGTTTTAGTAGATTAAAACAAGCAATTTAATACTTAATATTAAGGCACTTTATAGATATTCTATAGAGTGCCTTTTTTGTACATAAATTGGAATAAATCCAATAAAAAAACAATAGATTATAAGGTAGGTTTTAAAAATGAAAAAATTCGATAATGCAAGCACTCAAATAATTTTTGTGGAATATCCAGAAGGTTTATCAGTTATGCACTTAACAAAAGTGTATAAAAACGGCTGTTTAGTTGATTATGAACTTATTTACGCTGATGGTACATCAGACGAATTTTGCGAAAAATGGAATAGTGATTTTATTGATTGTGAAAATTTATCACCAATAACAATAAAAGCAGATTATTTCAAAGAATTTGAAAATGAATTAAAAGGGGCTATCAAAATGACAACATACAACACATATCAAGAATACAAAAACGCAAGAAAAGAAGCTTTTGAGAAATTTTCTCAAGGTAAAATTATTTATATAATTGCGTTTAGTGAGAATGATTTTAAAGAAGGTTTAAAAAAGTATAATGTTACAGAAAAAGACTTGATTTCTTTTGGTAATGGCTGCTTTTTAATTAAGAAATATAAAAAAGACTATGAAGAATATACTAAACAACAAAATGATATTTTAAATAAATCCATTGCTGCTGATACCAAAGGGAATGGATTTATAAAATCTATGTTTACTTACGAATTGGCAAACAATGAATACAGATATACAGAGAATTTAAAAGCCACGCTAGATAGTTTAGGCTTAAGTTATGAACAAATTGAAAATAATGCAGCCTTGAAAAATGGTTTAAATCTAGCGTTAAAAAGATATGAATATTGATTAATTGAAAGGATTGATTATACATGAAAGCATTAAATAATTTAGATAAAGAAAAAATTATTAGTATCGTGATTGTTGGCAAGCGTTATCATGCTGCTAATTGTCAAACGTTTTTTTCTAGTCAAGCTTTTTTGACAGTCAAAAGAAATGATAAACCAGAAATTATAAAAATATATATAAAAGGAACAGGCGGCAATAATCAATATATATACGATATGTTTAAATATATAGGTTTAACAAAAGACGATTTATATAAGTATAGAATTGCTTTTACTGATACAGTATCAGACGTGCAGCGTAAAAAAGATTTATAAAGATTTATAATAAAGGCGGGTTTTAAGATGATTAAATTTGATGAAAACGAAAGAAAGATTTTAAAGCGACTAATTGCAAATAATATTATTTGTTTAAAATCAATATCTACAGGAAGATATTTAAAATTAACAACTGATAATATCAAATATTTAAGCAGTAAAATAAATACACTAAAACAAGGAGCTATATTTGTTATATGTGGACTTAAT